TTCAATAGATCATTAGTCAATGTTGCTAATATCGATATCGAAGTCCATTCTGAAGATGGATTTCCTACACCAGACGAAGCTGCACATCCTATCACAGCCATTACACATAAGTCAAGCAAGTCTGCTGTATATCATGTTTTCCACTTTGGTGACTGGGATAAAGATAAATCTATTCTAAAAGATGTAATTGTCCAAGAGCATCGTGGTAAAAGCGAAGTAGAAATGCTTGCGATGTATATTAAGTTCTGGAAAGGTAATTATCCAGACATTATTACAGGCTGGAATGTCAGGTTCTTCGACGTTCCTTACATCTTAAATCGTATTGCTAGGCTCGGTGCTGAAGAAGCAGTTAAAGCTTTCTCTCCATGGAATCTGGTAGACCGCCAAGAAATCGCCATAAACGGTTCATCTCAGTGTGCTTTTGATATTAAAGGCATTACACAGATGGACTATATCGAGCTATTTAAAAAGTTCGGTTATTCGTATGGCGCCCAAGAGTCATATAAACTTGATCATATCGCATACGTAGTCCTTGGCGAACGTAAGCTTTCATATGAAGAATATGGCAACCTACAAAACCTGTATAAAGAGAACTATCAACTCTATATTGATTATAACATCAAGGATGTTCAACTTGTAGAACTTATTGATGAGAAGATGGATCTTATCACACTTGCTATGACTATGGCATATCGTGGAGGTGTTAACTATCAAGACACTATGGGAACTACTGCTATATGGGATTCGATCATCTATCGTGAACTGAGTAAATCTATGATTGCAGTTCCGCCTAACGATCAAAAGGTTAAAAACCCTTATGCTGGTGGGTATGTGAAAGAACCTCATGTAGGTGCACACGACTGGGTTGTATCATTTGACCTTAACTCGCTTTACCCTAACTTAATTGTTCAATATAACATGTCGCCAGAGACTCTAGTTACATCTCTTGATGGTCGTTTCCTAGAAGGCGTTGAGCATTATATGGATACGCCTGTTGATTCCCGCGCCAGAGATATGAATGTTGCTGTTGCTATTAATGGTTCATCGTATCGTAAAGACAAGCAAGGTTTCTTGCCTAAGCTTATTGTTGATTACTATAGTGAACGTAAAGCTATTAAGAAAGAAATGCTTGCGCGTGAACAAGAGTATCAAAAGAATAAAACAGTAGAACTTGAACGGCAAATCAATCAGCTTGAAAACCGTCAGATGGCTATTAAAATTCTTCTTAACTCTTTGTATGGAGCTTTGGGTAATAAGTATTTTCGTTATTTTGATATGCGTATGGCAGAAGGCATTACATTATCAGGTCAGCTTACTATTCAATGGGCAGAACGTGCTATCAATGCTGAGATGAATCGTATTCTCCAAACAAATGGCCGTGATTATGTTATTGCCATTGATACTGACTCGGTATATGTCAACTTCGGTTCATTTGTTAAGAAGCTTAAACCACAAGATCCAGTCGAAGCGCTTGATAAAATATGTGAAGAGCACTTTATTCCTTTGCTCGAAAAATCATACGACACACTGTATGATCACATGAATGCATTTGACAAACGTATGGTTATGGCCCGTGAAGTTATTGCTGATCGTGGTATCTGGACTGCAAAGAAACGTTACATTCTCAACGTACATAACTCTGAAGGTGTACAATACGCAGAGCCTAAGATGAAGATCATGGGTATTGAAGCTATTAAGTCTTCTACACCTGAGGTTGTTCGTGACAAGTTTAAGGCAGCATTCAAGATGATGCTTACAGGGGATCGTCATGGCACTCAAGACTTTATAGCAAACTTTAAGAAAGACTTTAAACAGCTTCCACCTGAGAAAGTCGCCTTCCCCCGTGGAGTAAGCGATCTTAAGAAATGGGACCGACGTAAAACCATCTATGCAAAAGGCACACCCATTCACGTACGTGGAAGCTTGCTATATAATCACCATCTAAAGATGAATAGTTTGTCTTCAACATATGAGACTATTAAGGCCGGTGAGAAAGTAAAATTCTGCTATCTTAAGACGCCTAATCCTATCAAAGAGAATGTGATTGCATTTCCTGAGTATTTGCCTGAAGAATTGAGATTGCATAAGTATATCAACTATGATCTTCAGTTTCAAAAAACATTTCTAGATCCACTTGAGCCAATACTAGATGCTATTGGGTGGAGTGCTGAAGAACAGATAACTATGGAGGATATATTTGGATGAGTAAAAAGTATGCAATACAGATAGCAATGTCACCTGAGAATGATGACTGGATCTACGTGACTGAGGATCAAATGACGGTAAATGCCAATAGAACCTATGTCGGATTTGGTATGGTTTATCCAGTAATATTTGAAGAATACTGGGAAGCAGAAGATGCTGCACAGATCTGGCGAAAAGCTGGCGATACTACAGACAACTATGTAAGGGTAGTAGAATATAAAAAGCCGCTGTAAGGTTTACAAGCGATGACAAATGAGTTATAATATGAATATTAACAATGGAGAATACTATGTCTGATTGGGCACACGATATTAATATGATGCACCATAAGTTTGGTGTACACGAATGGTTTGAAAAGAACAAAGACGATAAAGGACTTATGCAGAAGTATCTTAGCTTCCGTCTTAAGATGTGTATGGAAGAAATGAATGAGACCATTGACGCTGCACTCTTTGATAAAGATTCTGAAGAGATTGTAGATGGCCTCATTGATCTTTGTGTCTTTGCTATTGGTACACTCGATGTTTTCGGGGTAGATGCTAATACCGCATGGGATCGTGTATATGAAGCTAATATGGCAAAGGAGCCTGGAGTAAAGCCTGGTCGTCCTAACCCTTTTGGACTTCCGGATCTTCTGAAGCCAAGCGGATGGACACCACCAACACACGAGGAAAATCATGGGACTTTCCCTCTCGCTCTTTAAGAGTCAATACGACAATAAGACAGACAAACGTATGGATTTCTCTAGCTTTGACGAGCTAGAGAAACTCCTTTATGGTTTATCCAAGGCACCGAAGAAAGGTAAGAAATATGCAGAACTTATTTCACCGGCTATATACGAACCCGGTACTACTCGAGCAAACAAAAATGTTACTGCTTGGGCAGGTTGGTGTGCTGTTGATGTTGATGACATTGAGATTGATGGAGAGTTAAATGATTTTGTCCGTAATATGGTTCCTGATTGGCGCCTTGTTTGCTATAGCACTGCAAGCTCGCGGCCTGGTAAAGCGAAGTTCAGACTCGTATTCGAACTTGATCGCTATATACCAGTGGCAGAAATCAAACACTTCTGGTACGCACTGCAGTCACGGCTTGACGATCAAGGAGACAAACAGTGTAAAGACCTCAGCCGAATGTATTACATCCCTGCAACGTATGCTGAAGCTGATAATTTTATATTCAGCGGTGCTGGTAAGCCTATTGATGTTGACGCTTTACTCGCAAAGTATCCCTATGTAAATAGGGCTAAGAGTGGTAATACGTTTCTCGATCGATTACCTCCTGAGCTAGCAGAGCAAGTAGTCAATCATCGTAAGTCTATGATGCAGAACACCAACATCTATTGGACTGGATATCATGACTGCCCATTCTGGCCTAAAAAGCTCGCGGCTGAGTACACCGCAATTTCTGAGACTGGCTGGTATTCTAAGATGTATTCTATGATGGTCGCAGTGGCGGCACGAGCACTTGAAAAAGAATATCCTATATCATCAACACAAATCGCAGAGCTGTGTAAACAGTTTGATGCTGAGAATGGCAACTGGTACGATAATCGTCCACTTAACGTAGAAGCAGACAGAGCACTTGAATATGCCTATAGGAATGTATAATGAAGCAACTGAATAACTGGTGGGTGATTGACACCGAATTTGATAATGGCATTACTCACTGGGGACCAGATGAATGGCAGAATCATATGGCCGAGTTTACTACGAAGTATTTTGTTCCAGATGAATCACGCAGACGAGTATGTTTAGACATTGGTGCAAATATAGGACAGTCAGCTTTAGGGTTTACAAAGTACTTCGGTAAGGTGCATTCATTCGAGCCTTGTGTGGACTTCTTCGAGTGTCTTAATAAGAACGTAGAACAAGCCGGATTAGATAATGTTACCACTCATAATGTAGGTCTTTCCGATAATACCTCTGAGCTTTTTTTTAAAAAGAAAATGAATAGAGGTGGTACATCAAGAATGTACACAGACGAAGAGATAGGTCTTAAACATCATTTACATAAAAACGATTTATATGTGACTGAAAAAGTAAATGTTAAAACTCTGGATTCGTATGAATTTAAGTATGTGGATCTCATTAAGATTGATGTTGAAGGTTGGGAGCCATGCGTTCTAAAGGGTGCTATTAAAACTATTAATGATTGGAAACCTACAATCGTTGCTGAGTGGCACACCAAA